TTGGGTCTGCCTCACCAACCGTTACTTCAGCAATGGTTTCTGTCCACACTTCGATTGGTTTAACTGGTTTCCCAGCAGCTTCACGCTTCATGGCGTGATAAGCCAAAAAAACCAAATCGGAAACGCCGATTTTATCCCTTGCTTGGCTAATGGTTGAACCGCTGTGCTTTTCCCACTTGACCCATTCAGGGATTGCGGCAACAAATGTCACCGATTCCCCTGAATTGTATTCAATTGTTATTGGTAGCTTCATTCTGTTTTCTCCCGATTCTGTTGGTTTAGCTGAATGTTTCCGTTGGTGTTCCAACGACTGTAAATGATAAATCTACTGTTTGCGCGTCAGGTGCTGTGCCGCCCACTGCTGGGAATACTGGCATAACGTTGAACGCGAAGACTGCGCCAGTGACTGCTGTCAATGACACTGCCAAAGTTGTGTTTGGTGCTGATTCGCATGCTGTCCATAGTGCTTCGCACAATGAACCTGAAGCGCCCCAGTCAGCCAACATTGAAACGTCAAATGTCCATTGGTCGTCAATGTGCTTGTAAGCCTTGCCGTCAAGGGTTTGGTAAGTTTCAATTGTTGGTGAGTTTGATAATACGGCGCTGCTGGCTTGTGCGTCGTAATTTGTGGACGCGATCGTCAAAGTTAGATCGCGACCCGTGATGATCGTCGTTGCCACGTTAGTTTCTCCTTAGTTGGTTTGGGTGTAATAAGTTGACACGTTGATGTCAGCTGCCAAAACTGGTGAAGCACCAATTTCAAGAACTGTGGGTTTTTCAACATCGCCAACAATGTAACCTGCGGGCATTGCCGCAAGAACGCCAATGAGCAGCTGTTCAAGATTGTCAAGCGCAGCTGCGTTGCTGTTGTATTGAACCATTACTGTGATTGCAAAATTCAGCTTGACTTTGGTTGTTGCGTCGTTGATTAACGCAATTTCCATGTAAGGCGAATTTGGCACAATAACAATTGCTGGTGGAATAGGTGATTCGGGGACGCTGGAAAACACGTTTGCCGCTAGTGAATTAAAAGCTGACGCCAGCGTTGACCGTGTGCCTGAAATAGTCGAAGCGGTCATTGAACAATTCCTTCGCTGTCCAAAAATGGCTGAAGCAATGTGGAAACCCTGTTTGTTAAGCTGCGCCCCATTCTGTAAGGCGTGCTAGCAAAATCAACGCCTTCGATTTGACCGCCAGCGGCAACGCGTGACTGAAACACTTCAACGCTGACTGCCAACACGGCTGATTCAATGGCTTGATTGTTTGCGTAAATGTCAGCTGCTGAATAGCCTGAAAGTGTTGCCGTGCCGTTGGGAATAATTGCATTTTTTGCAACGTCTGCGCCTGAATTCGAATAACTGAATGAATAAGGGCTATCAACAACGGTGACTGAATGTGTACCGTTAAAACCTGCGTGACCGATAGCAACAACCACGCTTGAACCTATAACAAAATTATGCGGGCGAACTGTCCACAATTTTGCAACGTTGTCTTTTCTTTCGTGATAATCAACGGCTGATGAATAAGCAACAAGCATTGGCAAAATTACTGCTTCGCTGGTGTCAATTATGCCTTCAAGATAAGCGTCGTTGTATAGGGAAGAACTCACGCCCAGCACTGATCGCAACTGCGAAGCTGTGACAATGTTGGGCATGAGTTTTCCTTTCGACTGCTGCGCTGCGTTCGGGAGTGACCACAGCGCATGATTGGGTTGGGCTGTTACGCCTTGTTATTCTTGAACGCGCCTGCACCAATTTTGGTTGCAATTGCGCCGTAGCCGTACACCATGACTGAAACCTGACCTGACGCAATAACGTCTGCGCGTAGGCGGTAAATTGGTGATTCGTACCATGTGTAAGCACTTGGGTTCACAATAAGAATTGAACCGTCTGTGTCAGTGCCCGCTGCTGTGTTAGCTGTGACGTATAAGTCAAGCCCTGCAACATTTCCGCGAACTGATTGCGGCGTTGCTTGTCCACCTGTGAAGTTATTTGTTCCAGCTGAAACGTTGTATAGCGGTGCGCCGTTGTTGTTCAGTGTCATGACATTTGCCCACTGTGATGTGTTCATGATGATGTTGCGTGCAAAGCCTTGTGTTCCGTTGTAAACGGAAGCTGCGCCGCGTGAAACAATTCCCAACAATTCTGCCGCTGTTGGGTAAGTTGTTGTTGTTGTTCCGTCAGCTGTTGCGCCGGCGATCAAAGCTGCGTTCACAGCTGTGTCTTGTGCCTTAGCCATTTGGGCTGACATGTTTGACAATAATTCATTGAAGAACAATGGACTTGTGCGGTCTAGTAATTCAACCGAAAATGTCTGCTGTCCTGCATACTTCTTCACGTCAACAGTTACAAAAGCTGCGTTTTGATCTGTTTCTGAAGGTGTTCCCGCTTCAGCTGTAATTGCCACGCTTGGAAGCTGGGTAATTTTTGGAATTTCAAATGACATGCCAGCGTCAGGCAAAACCCCACGACTGATTGCGTCAATGTTGCTGCGTGTTCCGTTTGCAAGTCCGTTGATCACTTCTGTGAGCTGTCTAGTTGGCACTAAACCTGCGTTGTCTGTTGTGTCACTTGCTGCTGCAACGTACAAGCGTGCGTTTTCGTCGCCCATTGAAGCGCGAATTGTGTTTTCAAGGTATTTCGCAGCTGTGAATTCCAAACGTGGCTTTGATGTAAAACCACCAATTGAATTTGCGGCAACTGTTACTGATTGAGCGGCTTCTACCGTTTCGGCGGTTGAAGCGTCTTTGACGGTGTCTTCCACTTCGTTTTCCTTTTCTGTTGTCGTTGGTGTTTCTTCTGTTCCAATTGTGGAATCAGAAACTTGTTCTTCATTTTCTGTCGCGGCAACTTCTTCAACGCGAGCTGAACGAATGGCTGGTTCGCTGGTTAAAGCGACGCCAGTCAATTCGCCTTTGACGATTCGAACTGTTCCGTCTTTGAGTGTGTCGTATTCGTCAAAATAAACTTCGACGCTGAAACCGTCGCGCAAACCTTCCGCAGCTTCAACCAATGCGTCAGTGCCTGCTGTTGTGTTTGCAATTTTGAAAGTTGCGTCAATTCCTGTGCCGTCAGCTGAAAGGCTGGTTTCCAATGTTTTGCCAATTCTGCGTGTGCGATCATGTTCAAGGTTTAACAAAACAGGTGTTGGTTCAATTGAATTGCGTGCAAACTGCACTTTGCCAATTGACGCGTTTCCTGTTTCTTCAAATGTGACAATGCGCCCAGTGATTGTTCGGCTGGCTGAATCAGCTGCCAAAATGTGCATTGGTGTGATCACTTTTTTCATAGCAGTAGGTCTTCCTCTTCGCGGATTTCTTCAACGCTCATTGCGCCGATTCTGTTGAGTATTTCGTACACTTGCGCGCGCTCATAAGGATTGCCACGCAAGAAGTCGTCAAGGTCGAAAGAAACGCGATTTCCTGCGGGGGTAAAATCCGCAAAACTCATGCGTTGTTCAATTACTGACATGTAATTTCTGAATGCAAAGTCCACAAGGTCGCGACGCTTGTCAAGCGCGTTTGAATAAGTAAAACTGGATTGTTGCGAATCAGTGAAATAGGCTGGAATTCCACACGCGCGTGAAAGTTCAAGTGAAACATAATTGCGCGCCTCATTCAATTGAATGCTTTTCGGATCAAAGCCCAATTTTTCAAGAACAACGTCAGCATTCAAAAACGCTGTTGATTTGTTTGCGCGTGCTGTTCGCCATGACGACAAAAGTTTTGCAATTCTGTCAGGCGGTAATGAAGTTCCATTTGATCTTAAAACCATTTGGGGAATTGGTTCAACTGCAAAATTCATTGCTGCTTTTTCTAGCGCCGCAGCTGCGCGGATAGTGCGACCTGCTCGCGCAAGCAAACCTTCCTGAGTGTTTGCGAACACAACCAAATTGTTTGCGTCAACTGGTGTGCCGTCAATTTCATACGCTTCAATTTCAGTTCCGTTGGCGTTTGTTGTAATTGACACGCGTTCAGGTGCGACGCGTTCCATTGCGCGAATTTTTCCTGTGTCAGCGTAGCGATCCATAACGTACGCATACGCGGCAGGGTGGAAAAATAAATCTGAAATAATCCAACCCCAAAACACTGAACCCTGAATTCGTGGGTCAGGTTGGTTGATCACACGCGGCTGTTGAACTTTTTCGCCAGTGGCTTCATTGCGTGTGTGCATTGGCAATGATGAAATTGTTTGAATGACACCCAATGCGCGTGCAATTGTTGGCACTGACATTGCTTCAGCGCGGTTTGCTGTTTGGATTCCGTAAAAATAAAAGTTGTTGTTTTCAGTAAAGTAAGGCGCAAGTGAAGCTTCGACGTCGGGCGCTGTTGGATCGGCAGCAGCGACCCGCGTCGGCACAAATGAATCAAAAAATCCCATGCGCAGATTTTTTCAGGCTTTATTGCGTAAAACCCCAAATGTCAACAATGTGGTTGTGGGCGTGTCGTCAGCCAACCATGATGTCAAGATCATTTTCGGGACGGGTTGCAAAGTGTGTGACCAATGCAGTTGCCACAGCTGCGCACACCGCCGATTGGCTGGCACGCCTTCCGATAACCCAACCGCCGTCACCGCGACGCAATTGCACAGCTGAAAGAATTTGTTCGGTCAAAGCTGACTGCCCCCTGTGCCGAAGTCGTCCAGAATTTATTGCACCCAGCAATTCATCACAGCTTTGTGGGTAATCCGAATCCATGTCATGAATTGGAATGCCAGCGGGTGCAAGTCGCGCAGCCACAGCCCCTGACGTGCGCCGCGAATAAAGAACATTTTCAACATTGTATTTGCGGGCATAGTCAGCCAATTCGTTGGCAATTTCTTTGTCGTCAAGCTGCAAGTCGTTTTTCCATGTGTGCAACAGCTTCACAACAAAACGTTCATCACCTAGCTTTTGAGCAGCGACCAAAGCCCCATGTTTGCGATCAGGCGACAGGTCAATTGCCAGCCATGTGGTTTTGTCAATGTCCAAATCAACTGACATGTCAAGGCAGTTGCCCCAACTAGCAGAATCAACAGCTGCTGAAATTGCCACAACCCAGCGGCACAAAACTTCCGTCAGCACAACGTCGGGCGGGTCATTCAAAACAGCTTTGATGTTGTCAATGTTAATCGTGTGCCCAATGGCTGGGTTTGCGGCAATCCAGTTCTTCGGGTCTTGAATGTCTTCAGTTGGCGCTGACCATTCAAAATAACCAATGTCGTCAGCTGCCCCGCCAATTGCTGCAAGGGCGCGTTCCCGAAATCCGTTCAACACAACTGAAGTGTGGTCGCCTGCGTTGCTGTACGTCATCACCATTGCGTTTTCAGCAGCCATGAGCGTGTAACGCAATGAAGCGAAACTTTCCAAATCAGTCATTTCCCGAAGTTCGTCAAGGTGAATGGTTTCGGGTTTTGAAATACCACGCGCAGCTGAACCGCCAGCTTTGACAATGAAGCGCGTGCCGTGAAGCGTTTCGATTTCTTCACTGCCGTGTTTCCAACGAATTCGCTTGACTTGTTTTGCCAATGAATCGTTGGCGTCAATAACATCAATCAACTGGCGAAATTGTTCAAGTGACGTGGACAATCTATGCGCCGAACCGATTTGCAGCGATTCTTTCCACAGGAAAAGCCCGCCCAAAATGCGCAGCTGCTGCAAAAAACTTTTTCCGTTCTGTCTTGACACGACTATGCAGTTGACAGGCGTTGCCCACCTGCCATTTGGCAGAACCTTGTGTGAATGGATCAGTGCAAACTTTTGCCAGTCCATTAAGCCTTTGGG